TCATGCCGCTTTGCTGAGCCACTCCTCGAACTTGACCGCTCGAGAAACGGCGCGCCTCGCAACCTCATAACGCGCCGCGGCGCGCGCGACACTGCCTTCGGCCTTCGCCGCTGCAGCCAGCGTGGCCGTTGGAATGGCTGTGTCCTCCTCGATGGGCTGGCCGAACGAACGCGATGGGTCGAGCACCACACCGCTCGCGCGCCCCATCGGTCGCCAGACATTCGGTGTCAGACCATCGTACTCGACGTCCCGAAGGCTTTGTTCGATAATCGTTTTCATCTCTCGCTGATTGGTGAAGATGTTCACCAATTCGGGCTCACCCTGTTCCCGATCCAACTGCAGCAGGATTGATGCGCCGTCTGTACGAAAGCGAGCGGATGAAAAGGGATGATCCGCGCCGATGATCTCTGAAGCCCGCGACACCGCTTTTCGGAGAAGCTGAGCGCTCACTTTGCGCTTACGGAACGCATAGATGGCACGAAGTTCGAGGAGATCTCTGAAGGAGAGCGCGACCGCATCGGACTGCTCGATATCCGGATCCCACATGGGTGGGTGATGAACTCCGGTGCTCGAAGTGTAACCGGTTAGCCAGCGCCGGATGGTGTGCCGCGGCGCCTGCGTGAGCCGGTGCGCGTCACGGATGTCATAGATACCGATGCCGACCAGCGCGTTCACAAATTGCCTCCCGTTTTGTCTAAGCGTGTAACACGGTTGTAGGCGTCGGCCATAGCTTTCTCCGCTTCCTTCCTGCTTCATGCCCGCACACCACGGACAACGAAGTCCATCGACCGGTTCCGCGGCACACGCTTCCCGTTCAGCCGCCAGACAATCACGGCGATTCCGTACTGCCAGCGCCGGTTCGCGGTGGCGCGGCTGATGCCGAACTGCCAGCAGATCGGCTTCCATGCCATGCCATCCGCTCGGGCCCAGACCAGACGCGCATCCTCGGGCTCGAGCCAGCGCAGCCAGAGCATCGCCTCCTCGGCCTGCGTGATCTGACGCGGGCTGGGCCTCGGGCGACGCATCTGCGGCTCCTGACCGACCTTGTCGGCGAAGCTGTGGAAATACTCGGGCCAGGCGTTGAAGAAGCCCTGCGGCATCACGCCCGGCATCTGCCGCATCACGCCCGCCGCGAGCTCCAGCCGGTCCTGCACCTGCGCTGTGGTCCAGTCAGTCATGCTGCACCTCCCGGACTGCGGGGAGCTTGCCGTAGAGCCGCTCGCCGAGCTGCCGCACTAACTCGCGCTCCGGCCAGGTCAGACGGTCGTCGTCGATGGCGACGGCCAGCAGGCCTTGTTCTTTCCAGCCGTCGCGCTTGACCTCGTCGGGATTGCGGCGGTGGCCGCCGTAGCCCTTGGGCGTGAACCGCATGCCGCTCATTGCACACCTCCCCGGGTCTCCAGCGCCCAGAGCAGGATTGCGATGGCGTCGGCCTCGTTGTCGTCGGCAGGCGTGAAGCCGCGCGCCCGGGCGGCGGCCATCATGGCGTCCTTGTTGGCGTTGCCCTTGCCGGTGGCGTGGCGCTTGATGGTGCCGACCGGCACGCCCTGATAGGCGATGCCCACGGTCTCAGCCCATGCCGTCAGCGTGGCGAGCAGCCCGCCATAGACATGCGCGGCATCGGTGCCCGCGTGTCTGCGCACCTCCTCGAACCAGATCGCGGCGACGGGCCCGGACAGCCGGTCGATCTCCGTCAGCCAGTTGGAAAAGCGGAGATACCGCATGCCGCCGCCATCGAACCGGCCGGGACGGAAGGACACCGTGCCGGAGGTGATCAGCCCGTCGATGCCATGCAGCGCCCAGCCCGTGGCGGTGCCGAGGTCGAGCGCGAGCATCACACGGTTCGCGCGCACGACGGGCGGCAGATCGGGCATCGCCTTGCGGCTGCAGGTGGCGAGAGTCAGGTCAGCCATGGGTGGTCTCCTCTTCTGGTTGGCTGCTCGGGTGGAAGACGACGGTGGCCTGGTGCTTGGCGGTACGGGGCCGCCGTCGTCGGATCGGCATGTGCAGGGAGCGTCGGAGCCCGCGCGCGGATACCCTCGACGTATGGGAGGCGAGGCCAAACCTGCCGGTTGGCCTCCCCATACGTAGTATGGGGGCTTGCCAACTCGTCTCATGTTTTGGCTGTAAGACTCTGTTCCCGTTGATTTTTTATGGGTTTGAGAATGAGACAGGTCGATGAGGAAGGCCTTTCTCATCCTCATCACCAATCCATTGATTTCATTGGGCCATGAGGAAGGAATGAGAATGAGGAAGGCCGCGCTCATGATGAGGAAGTCAGTCATGGGCCTCCACCGGGTAGACCCAGACTGAGGGGTTCTCGACCTCGCGCGCGCGGCCGGAATGGGGGCATTTGTAATGGGTCGGCAGCACCGCGACGCCCTCGGCAAGGACCTCGCCGGTGTCCGTGTCGATCACGGGATCACGGCCGAAGCGCATGTCCCTGATCACGAGATATCCGAAATGCGACTGCGTCCCGGTATACCCGTGCTCCGTGAAACTCCGGCGGAACTTGATCAGACCTTTCGTCGCGAGCACCGAGAGCCGCTCACGAATGCTGTAGCGCCCGCCGAGATCATGCTGGTTCTCGAACGCCTCCGCGAACTGCGTGGCGGTGTAGAGCCGACCCTCGGCCGCCTCGTCGAAGATGAGCCCGATGACGACCTGATTTTTCCGATCCCGCTCCGCATCGTGCCTGGCGCCGATGTCCTGGCGCACGAGCCGCTCGTTCATCGGGTTGATCTCGACCCATTGGCCGCGCACCTTGTCGATCAGCTTCGAGGGCAGCGCGGGGCCATTGCGCAGCTCGATCTCCAGCTTGCGCTCGGACGTGTAGAACCCGCGCAGGGCGCTGGCGCCGGAGAGCGCCAGGAAGGGATCGTCCTTGACCTGCTGCTTCGACAGTTTCTTGGTGTGATGGACCAGGATCACGCCGGCGTCGGGGTTGATGTGGTCGCGCAGCACCTCGACCCGTTCCTTCAGGAAGAACATCATGGCGGTGTTGTCGTTTTCGCCGCCCCCATCGGGCCCACCGTCGAAGAGGTTGCGGATCGGGTCGATGCAGAGGATGTCGGGGGCCAAGTCCGGGAAGGCCGCCTGGATGGCGCTGGCAACGCGCACGCTACCCTCGTTGTCGAGCAGCATCTTCAGCTTAGGGGTGGCTACGAAGGTGTCGCGGGCGGCGGCCAGAACCTCCGGCGGCAGGGCAATCTGCTTCAGCCGCTCGCGCAGATAGTGATACTGGATCTCGGCTTGCAGGTAGAAAATCCGCAGCGGGCGTGGCGGCGTGAAGCAGAGGAACGGCACGCCCGCCGCCATGTGCACCAGCCAGCTGATGACGAGATCGCTCTTGCCCACCTTGGGCGCACCGCCCAGCACCAGCAGTCCGCCCGGCGTCAGCACCCGCGGCGCGATGATGTCCTCCGGCATCGGGCTCTGATCGTCCAGCAGCGCCCCCAGCGTGAAGGCGGGCATCTCGACCGGCCCCGGTGCGCCGGAATCCAGCCGGATCAGCGGCGGTCCGTATTTCTCGACATGTCGTTCCCAGAGCCGCTCGGATTCCCGCTTGAGCCGTTCGACCGGCCACTGGGGGCGCAACATCGCGGCGTTGTAGCCGCAGACTCCGATCCAGCCCTCGTCCTTTGTCATCCGGCCCTCATGGACCATGCGGATAAAATGCCCGATCGCGGCCGACGCGCCCTCGAAACGGGACCAGTCGTCCTGCGCGCCTTCCCGCACAGGCGTGACCAGCACTTCGTCCAAGGCGGGCTTGTCGGGATGGGAGAACGCGGGCTGCAGTGACACGCCTGGCGCAGGGGGCATGTCGGTCACGGCTTCGATGAACTCGGCCAGATCGCGTTCGCGATCGGCATTCAGTTCGACGATCCGCACCTGCGTCTTGAGGTTGTTCTTGTAGTAGACGCTGCCCGCTACCCGGATCGGCTGATGCGCCGAGCGGAAGTGCATGTCCCCGCCGACCTTGGCGGCGATGTCGCCGCGCAGACGGCAGACGCGGGTAATGTCGTCGCCCTCGGCGGGTTCCGTCAGCGTCCACCAGACGTGGCACTTGCGTTGCCCCTCGGCCGTTACGCCGCCGCTCTCCACCACCATGCTGGGCGCGCCCAGGTGGCGCTCCAGATGCGCGCGCTTGGCGGCGATGTCACCGGTATCGAGATCGACCACCACGGTCTGCATCTGCAGGATATCGGCGGCCCTGGCCTGACCGGGCGCGGCGACGGTGCCGGGGATCACATAGACCGCCGCGCCCTCGCGCGAGGCCCATGCCGCGAAGGTGGCCATCTTCTCCGGAGCGGCTCGATCCGCTTCGATCCAGATGTTGTGCGGCCGCCCATCGATGCCCTGACCCTTGTCGATGAAGCTTCGGACCGGGATGAGCCCGTCGCAATATCCGAAGACGACCTGCATGAACTGCGCGATCTGCGCAGGATCAGGCTCGTCGCCGAATACGTCGATCTGCGGCGCTGCGTCGCTGAAGTCGCGCCACGGGTTGAAATGGACGATGTTCTCCTTGGGTTCATCGGGCGTCGAGTCGTCGCGCATGGCTGGCTCCTGGTCGGGATTGGATGGATCGGTGGGCTCGTCGGTCATGCCGCCAGGCTCCGGCACCGCTCGGCGTGAGCGCAGAACCGGCATTCGAAGAAATCGCGACTGGCGGCGATGCGGGGCAGCAGTTCGCCGGCGTCCGTCGCCTGCAGGATCCGCACCGCCCGGTCGGACATGCGCTGCGCCAGATCGGCATCGAAGGGCACGAGCTCGTGGTGCAGCTCGGCCGTGTCCTTGTTGATCGCAGTGAACAGCGCGGGGGCCGTGGAAATCCCCGGCACCGAAGGCTCCATGTAGGCCTGGTAGATCGCGATCTGGGCGGCATAGACGGGCTTGGAGACCGTGACCCCGTCCTTGACGCAGGCCCGCCAGTTCTTCGCGTTCATGGTCTTGCATTCCCAGAGCGCCGGGGTGCGCAGACCGAGTGCTGCCGGTGCGTCGGCGACGATCCCGTCGACATGGCCCCGGATGCGGCCGCCCGCGACAGAAAAGCCGAACTGCTCGCCCTCGGGGCGATTGCCCTTGCGGGTGTAGAGGTCGATCCCGGCGGCCCGCAGCCAGCGGATCGCCAGATCCTCCAGCCGATGGCCGATCTCGAAGATCCGCAGCGTCTGGCCGCCGAAATCGGCACCTTCATCCTTGGGCGCGCCTGCGAACTCGAACTGGAGCGCACGTTCACAGGCGTGCCCGAGGCGGGACGCGCCGAGATAGGTCCGGGGCGGCGTGGCCTCCCGCTCGGCGATGAGTGCTGCGTCGACCAGCGCGTTGATCCGTTCGGCCATGGAGGGGCGTGGGTTGAAATCGAGCATCAAAAGGGGATCTCCCCCTCGGTGGCGATGCGCGACATCTCGGCGCCGTAACCTTCCAGCACCTCCTCGATCAGGGCGGTGACATCGGTTTCGGTGAGATCGCGCAGCCGTTTGTCCCAGCCGATCAGGTCCATTGTCTGGCCCAGCCGCTTCATCACCAGCGCGATGGCGAGGCGTTCTTCATCGGTCGTTCCCTGCATGGTCAGTCCTTTTCTGTGACGCGCCGCGAAGAACCCCTGGCAGGGCATCGAGCAGAACCAGCGATGGTCGCGTGGGCGGGGTTTGTCGGGGTTGAAAAAGCCGAAGCCACGCGCGGGGCGCAGGCAGACGGCGCAAGGTGTGAAGCGCGGGTGCCAGAACCGATCACGGCCCGGTCGCTCCGCAGGCGCTGCGGGCGGGGATGGGATTTGCGCGACATGGTTCACGCCGCCCTCCGCTCGGGCTCGGCCGCCGTGACGAGGCGCCGGATGTCGCGCTTGTTGAACTGGAACGAGATCAGCGCCGAGGCGCGATAGCGCGTCAGGCCGTAATCGCGCCGGAACTCGGGCGGCAGGCAGTTCAGCTGCTTTTCGGTCGCGTCCTGCTTCAGCCAGCCTTTCGACTTGAAGGCGCTCTCGTCGGTCTCGTGATCGTTCAGCCAGTCGTCGGCCTGTGCGAGGCAGACGAGGCGCTCGCCCACGCCCAGAAGCCGCGTCGCCTTGCCCTTGGCGCCGCCAACCGCGTGCCAGCGGCCCTCGAGGAAGAACACGCCGCCCCAGGCGTGAAAGCCGTTGGCCATCAGCGCGGCATCGTCGCCGAACAGGTCCACCCATGCGAAACTCGATCGCTCGAGAAGATCGAGTTCGGTCATGACGAAGCGGTCGATGGGCTCCGCGCCTTCGCGCGGCAACTCGCACCCGCAGATCGGGCATTCGGTGACGGCGATCGGGATCTCGGCCTTGCACTCGGGGCAGAGTTTCGTCGGGGCTTCCCCCGGCGTCGGAACGCGCCCGTCGAGATCGACATCCTGTTCCAGCGTGCCGTGCGTGAGGCTCGACGTCCCGAAGTCGAGCACGATGCAGTCGGTCTTCACGATGCCCGGGTGTTCCTCGGGATCGACGGTGCGCAGGCCGCGCCCGACCATCTGGATCATCGTGGACTTGTAGGAGCTGGGGCGCAGCAGCACGACGCAGGAGGTCGGCGGGTGGTCCCAGCCCTCGGTCAGCACGGCCACGTTGACGATGACGCGAATGCCGCCCGAGGCATAGCTCGCGAGGGTCGCCCTGCGCGTCTCGGCCGTCAGATCGCCATGGACGAGCGCCGCGGAAACGCCGGCCGCCCTGAACGCGTCCGTGACGTGCTCGGCGTGCGCGACGGTGGAGCAGAACACCACTGTCTGCCGGTCGCCCGCCTTTTCCTTCCAGTGGCGGATCACCTCGTCGGTGACGGGGGCGCGGTCCATGATGCCCGCCACCTCCGCCATGTCGAAATCCGACATGGTCTTGCGGACCGCGCGCAATTCGTCCTGCACGCCCACGTCAATGACAAAGGTGCGGGGCGGTACGAGATGGCCCGTGGCGATCAGCTCGCCCAGCCGCACCTGATCGGCGACATTGTCGAAAACCTCACGCAGGCCCTTCCTGTCGCCCCGGTTCGGGGTGGCCGTGACCCCGAAGATGCGGGCGTCGGGATTGGCCTCGCGCACGCGGTCAATGATGCGGCGATAGCTGTCGGCGACGGCATGGTGCGCCTCATCCACGACCAGCAGGTCGAGACGCGGCATGTCGGCGAGGTTCGAAGCCCGCGCCAGCGTCGGCACCATGGCGAAGGCGACCTGACCGCCCCAGGATTTCTCCGTGGCGTCGATGACCGATGTGGCGACGCCCGGCACCACGCGCTGGAACTTGGCACGATTCTGCGCCGTCAGCTCGTCGCGATGCGCCAGCACGCAGGCCTTGGCGCCCGTATTCTTTGAGAGGGGGCCGATCATCTCGCCGGTGACCGCCGACAGCATGATGGTCTTGCCCGCACCGGTGGGCGCCACGCCCAGCGTGTTGCCGCGGGAGGCGAGCGCAGCCACGCTGCGCTCGACGAAGGTCTCCTGGCGGGGGCGCAGGCGCATGGACAACCCCCCTTACTGCGCCCAGCTCGGCCGACCGGCGACGCCGGGGGCGGACGAGGGCTGGCTGGGCTGATGTGCCGGTGCCGTCGGGGCGGTCTGCTGCGGGGCACGCCCGGCTGCGCCGTGTCCGCTGAACTGCAGCGCCGCCGTCCCCATGACCTGCGCGTAGTCGCGATGGTCAGGCGTGACCGCGCTGCGGATCTCGTTCTTGTCATCGCCGCTGGCATCGGTGCCGATGTCGATGCGCGCGATGAACTCGATCCCGTCGAGATCTGCAAAGCCGTTGATGCGCCGCGCAGCCTGCGCCTGCGGCGACTGATCCTTGTCGGAGATCCCGCGCGCCGAGTTCAGCATGCCGCGCACGAGGCTGCGGCCCATGTTCGCCCAGTCCGGCCCCTTCGGGCTGTAGAGCCCGATCAGGGTGAAGATCTTGCGCCGGGCGTACTGGCCCTCGGTCACCGTGAACTCGCCGTTGAGATAGACGGCCCCGGTCGAGCCGCGGGTGGCATAGCCGCCGGTCCAGCCCTGCGACGGATCGTCGAAACCGCCGGGGCGGATGGTCAGGCGCACCTTGGCCAGCGTGCCCTTGGGGATCAGGTTGGTGTTGCTCTGAGCGTCGTTGAAATCGTTCCAGGAACCCATGGGGAACCTCCTTTTCTGATCAGGCTTGCGGTTGGGATTGGGCGTCAGCCGCCGGATCGGCGGGTGGCGGGGTGTAGGTCAGGCGCTTGGGCGCTGGCGCGACGGGGGTGCGGATCTTCGTCATCAGGCGGCCGAGATGCGGCTCCTCGACCTGATCCAGACGGCCGGAGCGGTCCTTGGCCGGGAAGCTCCAGGGGTTGATCGTCTGGCAGACGAAGGCCCGATAGGGATCGCCCCCGTCGGCCTTCAGCTCCGCCATGGTGATCACCTCGTCGACGATCCCCGGCAGCTCCAGCCCGGTCTTCGATCCGTCGATCTGCGGCTGGAACACCTTGCGATTGAAGTCGTCGAGCTTCTCGTCGAGGATTCCGACGAACCAGACGTTCTTGGCTCGCGTGTGCTGCAGATGCGTGAGCCAGCCGATCATCTCGCGGCCATGGAGCCCGTAGGCGCCCCGCACGTCCGGCTTGCCGGTCTTCTCCGACAGCGCCTCGGGCTGACCCTTGCACCAGCCGAAGCACAGCCGCCCCGCCACGGTGATCGAGTCGACGAAGATGGTGTCGTAGCGGTCCAGCGCGGCCGGATCACCGAAGCGGTCGCAGACGGCGCGGTGATGCGCCGGGCTGTAGGGCTGCTCGTTGCGCAGCGCCGGGTTGGGACCGCCGATGAACACTGCGAAATCCCGGCATTCCGTCCAGGTGCGCGGCCGGATGCTGTCTCCGGCCCAGCCCTCGATGGCGAGATCACCGGCCTCGAGATCCATGAAAAGGGTCGTCGACGCGTTCAGCGTCCAGAGCAGCGAGGTTTTCCCGATGCCGGACTTGCCGAAGATGCAGCCCTTGATGCCGCGCGGCTCGGCCAGCCGCTGGTCGGCGCTGATGATGGGGAGGCTCATTGATCGCCCCCCTGCGGGACGATCTCGATCTTCAGCGCGCCGGGCCGGACGGTGCGCGCGGGCTCGAAACCGGCACGGATGGCGTCGGGCCAGGCTGCGTATTTGCGCTCGGGCACCTTGAACGCGATGTCGACATACTGCGCGGGATCGTCCCCCGCGGCGCGGATGCGCTCGACCATGGCGGCGAGACGTTCCTGATCCCAATCAACCCGTTTCGGCAGGTCGGCGACCACGGTGAAATCGCCGTCAATGAGCCGGATCGTGCCGGTATCCTTGCCCGCGGCCTGCCGCTCCTCGGCGGCGCGGGTGGCGTAGCGGACCGTCAGCGCGCCATCGAGGCGGGCCTTCGCGGCCTTGGTCCGCGCCATGCGCTCGTCCACATCGCGCTGCAGGATGGCCAGCAGCTCGACGGGCAGTTGGGCGATGTCCTGCAGGACGAGGCCCGGCAGGTCGTCGACGGTGGGGGTGTTGGCGGGGAATGGCATGTAGGGGTCTCCATGATCGGCAAAAAGGGATTGGAAGTCGGTCATCACTCGGCCTCCCGCTCGGCGAGCAGAAGCGCGGACAGCGAGACGGCGGCGGCCTTCGGCCTGGGGCGGGCGACGGCGATGTAGGCGAACTGGTCGGAGCCCACGCGTTCCTGCACCAGATGCACGAGGCCCTGTTCGGCGGCCCAGAAGGCGCGGGATCCGAGCCGGGCCAGTTCCGTACGCTGCTGGTCCGGCAGCCGGGCGAACATCGGGAAGATGTCGAGGACCAGAAAGCCGCGATGGTATTCGAGCCGGTCGCCCGGCACGGCCTGCGCCACCCAGGCGCAGAACTCGATCTCGGTGAGCGGTCGGCGGGCGCGGACCGTGATGAAGGGGGTGGTGCCCATGAACAT